CCAGAGGTTAACATCAACTATCCTCAAGCATCACAAGAATACCTTGGCTTCCAGTTCACACTGACTCGTTCGACTACTGATACATCTAAGGGTCCACTATTTACTGGCTACCAGATTAAGGCTCTGCCTGCTATCCCGCGTCAGCGTTTAATCCAGTACCCACTGTCTTGCTATGACCACGAATCAGATCACTTCGGAGTAGAGGTTGGCTTTGAAGGCTCTGCCTATGACCGTATGACTCAGTTGGAGTCTATTGAAAACATTGGTGACACAATCCGTGTCGAAGACTTTAGAACAGGTGAATCCTACATTGGACTTATCGAAGAGCTTGATTTCAGAAATGCCACTCCATCAGATAAGCGATTCTCCGGCTACGGGGGAACGCTCTTAGTAACCATTAGGACGGTCTAATGCAAGCACAAGACTACGCGGCTGTTGCCGTATCGGTAATGACAATCATAGGTGGCTTTGCCACTGGCGTTCGATGGTTAGTTAAGCACTACCTAGCAGAACTCAAGCCAAACTCTGGCTCAAGCCTAAAAGATTCCGTCATTAGACTGGAAGAAAAAGTTGAAATCCTTTATCAGATGATGTTACAGCGAGGGAAGAATGAATGAAACCTGTTGCCAAGAAAGCCACACCTGCCGCTATTGCTGTACTGCGCCAGGCCACAGCGATAGCACCATTACGTTTGAAAGCCTCAGATGGATTGCTCCCATCGAAGTCACATATCAACCAGAATCCTAATAGCGATCACAACACAGGGTATGGAGTAGACCTAACCCACGATAAGTTGGGTGGCATTGATTGCTTTCAGATATTTGAAGAACTAAAGCTAGACAAGCGCGTTAAGTATCTTATTTTCCAAGGCAAGATCTGGTCATCAGATCGTGCATCAGAAGGGGACCGTGAATACACAGGTTCCAATAAACACAACAAACATCTTCACATCTCAATCAAAGACGGATGTGGAGCTGACACTTCCCCTTGGTTCCCTTGGCTGGGAAAACCAAAGGTTGTCAATAAAGTAAAGGCTAGATTACCTAAGCCTTTACCTAAGAAGAAGGAGAACCAATGAACGCAAAGACAAAAGCAGTACTCGCAACGTATCTTCGTGCGGGAGTAGCAGCAGTGATTGCTCTCTACTTAGCAGGAGAAACAGATCCAAAGAAGCTAGGCACAGCAGCTATCGCTGCAGTTGCAGGTCCAGTCCTTAAGTGGCTAGACCCAAAGGCTACAGAGTTTGGTCGCGGTTCTAAGTAACCGATAGCGCGAGGCAAACGAAGAGGCTCACCCCGAAAGGGGTGGGCTTCTTTTTTTATGCCGTTTTATTCTGCATCTACTGGGCAAGGTACTGTTACTAGATTGCCACAATTAACACAGGTAGCATCAAGGAAGTACCAGACCAGCTCGTACTCTTCAAAGGAGGCCATAACGTTAAAGACCTGAGAGCCACACGGACAGATGTGGACGGGTCCTAAACCCCGCAGATCGGCCCCAAAAGGCTCAGGAAGGGCATTCCTACGCCATCTAAACGATGGCAGGGTTGGTAGACGGAACCGCACAGTTACTGTACGGTTGGTACTGCTGCGCCCTTTGAGGGCGCCTGCCTGTTTAATTCGCCTCACGGCTCATATTGTAGTGCCCAGTATGTGTCGCTACGCGACGACACGCCGAGGACTGGTACACTCTCTAGTATGACAACAATCGCGGCATTTGAGGGAATTGATTACGCTGTTCTAGTAGCTGACTCACAGATCACCGAGGACAACCTAGTAACACTGGCCACCAGTACGCCGAAGATTATCGAGGTCGGCAAGTATCTCATCGGTATCTCAGGTGACACCAGACCTGGTGACATCCTTGCCTATAATTGGAAGCCACCCGTTTACAAGGGTGAAGACCCAGCACAATTTATGGGTAAGAAGATTATTCCTAGTATCAACCAGGCATTTGCCGATAACAACTACGACTACAACAAGGTGGACAAAGATGGTGGCTTCGATTATCTCATTGCTTTTAACGGCAACATCTTTCGGATTGCTTGTGATCTCTCTTTTTTCCAAGCAAATCACGGAGCGTATGGCATTGGTAGTGGGGGTCAGCTTGCTCTTGGCTACCTGTATTCAATTGTCAAACCTGATATGGACTTAGCATTTGCTAAGAGACACGCCCGTAGAGCCGTAGAGATTGCGTCGGTACTTGACGCTAATACTGGCAAGCCAATACAGTTGGTTGTACAGGAGAGGATGTAGCGTGAACAAGACTATTGAGTACGCAGTCAATGAAGCATTAAACATTGGCAGACTAAGTGCAAATGTAAAGTTTTATGAGGCAGAACTACGTGAGAAGATTGCACAAGAAATAGAAGGTTTTACTATGACTTGGCAAGAGTTCCCTGGTGGGATTCCATTACACGGTAAGTGTCCTAACTGTAATGCAGAACCATACACACCAGTTTGTGATTCATCACGAGATTACTTTGCTAAGGCTGTTTACCAGCACATTGCAAAAATTGTGAGAGGCAACAATGACTGATCCAAAAGAATTACTACTTACTGCACTACGTGCAGGCGATGCTAAGCGTTCACGTTCTACACAAGTACAGATTGGTCCATCAGAGGTAGGTGGCTGTCGCCGTAAGGTGTGGTACCGACTCAACGATCAACCTGAAACTAATGACCACGAGTTAAAGCTCGCTGCGATTATGGGTACTGCTATCCACGCAGAGATTGAGAAAGCACTATCAGATAATCCAGATGTGCTGATTGAAACCGAAGTTGAATACAACGGAATGAAAGCACACATTGACTGTTTCGTACCTAGTACTGGTGATGTGATTGACTGGAAGACAAGCAAGGTTCGCAACCTTGGTTACTTCCCATCAACGCAACAACGGTGGCAGGTGCAGCTATACGGCTACCTCCTAGCTAAGAACGGCTATGCGGTCAACCGAGTGTCACTGGTAGCAATTGCCAGGGACGGGGACGAAAGAGATGTCAAGGTTCACACCGAAGACTACGATGAGTCCATTGCACTAGAAGCACTCGGTTGGCTAGCGGCTGTTAAGGAAGCTAAGGAAGCACCAGCACCAGAACGTGATGCAAGTTATTGCCAGTTCTATTGCAAGTTCTATGATGCTACCGGTGAGATGGGATGCGTTGGTCTAAAAAAAGAACGTACGTCAGCCAGTGAAGTAATCATTGCTGACGAAGATGTTGACAAGAACGCACTGTTGTACTTACAGTTAGCAGTGCAGATTAAAGAGTTAGAAAAGCAACAGGATTCTTTGAAGGCATCCTTTGAAGGAGTACTGGGCACTACTAATTCTGGTATCGAAGTAAGTTGGACAACTGTTAAGGGACGCGAATCTGTTGACAGTGATGAGGTAGAAAAACTATTAGGGTTTGTCCCTAAGAAGGTAGGAGCTGAGAGTCAGCGACTATCAATCAAGCAAAGTGGAGGCAAGTAAATGGCTACAGAAGGAACAAAGTTCCAGATCAATTACAAGTTAACTGATGGAACACTTATCAACTTGTACGCAAAAGATGTTCAGGATTTAGAGACAGGTCTTAACGACCTAGGTATGGTTTCTGCATTGATCGCAGCAGTGGGCAGAGACCTAGGAGCAACACCTGTTGCTGCAGCACCGACGGTTGCAGCAGTAGCACAGGCTTTCAATGCAACACCAGTACAGGCAGCACCTGCACAAGCAGGTAGCGGTAATACTTGTAAGCACGGCGTGATGGCACTACGTTCAGGCGTAGGACAAAAGGGTCCGTGGTCAGGCTATATGTGTGCAGCACCAAAGGGTGCGCCAGATAAGTGCGACACTATCTGGGTACGCTAACTAATGCGGGAGCCAAGTCAATACGAAGCTCCTAGTTGTGCAACTGTAGGTGGTGACTACTGGTTTCCTGAGAAAGAATCAGGTGGCATTGGTCAGACTGAAGCAAAGATTGCAAAGTCTATTTGCTACTCGTGTCCACACAGAAGAGAGTGTGCAGAGTGGGGAATCTATAACGAATTACACGGAATCTGGGGTGGCCTTGCCGACCTAGATCGCAGACGCATCCGTAGAGAACGTAATATCAGATTAAATCAGGAGGACAGAAGTGCTTAATCTTTCCCGCGCTTGGAGTGGAGTGCTTACCAAAGCCACACCACTGCCTGATGTGTGGGATGGATTAAAAGCAGAGGGTATTAAGTTTCGCAGAGGCCAGGTATGTATGGTAGCTGCAGCACCCAATGCTGGTAAGTCTATGTTCGCTCTGATCTATGCAATCAAGGCCAATGTTCCTACACTTTTCTTCTCCGCAGATACTGATACCACTACTGTAATGATGAGGTCTGTATCGCATCTATCTGGTCACTCACAAGTGACAGTAGAGGCAAACCTTTCTACCGACAGTAAGTATTACAATGCACACTTAGATAAACTTTCACACATCAAGTGGGTCTTTGATTCATCTCCAAACATTGATGACTTGGAGTTGGAGATCAGAGCCTACGTTGAACTCTATGGACAGCCACCTGAGTTGATAGTCATTGATAACTTAATGAACATCACCGCTGAGACGGACAACGAGTGGGCTGGACTTAGAGCAATTATGATGGAGCTTCACGATATGGCACGCAAGACTGAGGCCTGTGTGATGGTGCTCCACCACGTATCAGAACAGTCAGAGTATGGGTCACCTAGTAACCCACCTCATCGCAGAGCAATTCACGGAAAGGTCAGTCAGTTACCTGCACTGATACTTACACTGGGTTACGACCCATCGCAAGGCATACTCAAGGTAGCACCGGTAAAGAATCGTTTTGGCGCACATACTGCAGATGGAAGCAAGTATGCACAGTTACTGGTAAACTATGCAGCAGTGCAGATATCAGACCAGAACGAGTTTGGTTGGATGCTACGCAAAGACACTATTGCAGGATACCAAGGGAGTTACAATGTCTGAACCAGAATTAACAAATAAGTACCGAGATAATCTAAGGGTTGATGCACTCAGTGAAGGCATACGTGCATTGCAAACAGAAGTTGACTCTATCAAGGTAGACCTAACCAACTTCGTTGGTGCCTTGTTGCAATCTGGTGTTGTCGAGCTAGTCAAAGATGAAGAAGGCAACATCATCTATAAGATCAATAAGGTTGTACTGGTAGATGAGTCAGTACAACAAGACTAAAGGTTCTCAGTTTGAGACAGATGTAATGAAGTGGCTACGCGGTAAAGGCGTAACTGCAGAGCGTCTGTCTAAAGCTGGGGCAAAGGATGAGGGCGACATCGTAACTGTTATCGCAGGAGAAACCTATATCCTTGAACTCAAGAACAGGCAGACCCTTTCGCTGCCTGAATTCTGGAGAGAAGCACAAGTTGAGGCGCTTAACTATTCAAAGGCACGAGGTCTTGGGGAAGTCCCTCTGTCTTATGTGGTAGTTAAGCGTCGCAACTCTTCAATAGATCAGGCCTGGGTCATCCAGGATCTGACACAATGGCTAAAGGAGAAGCAATGAGGAAGTTAGATAAAAGGTTTGATGCACTGTGGACACGTATTCACGATATACAGATTTCAAACTCATATTATGTAAGCCGACGTGACTTTGAAGGCACTTTACATCGTATCGCTGAACTAACCGATGTGCTGATTGAAGCAGGTATCTTAATTGAGCCAACAGATTTAGGTCCCAAAGTCCATCAAGTAAGTGGAAAACCATACGTAGTAAGAAAGGTTAAGTAAATGCCAGTACCAGAAGGAATCATTACAACATCAGAGATACTAGAACCAGTAGAAGTAGTTGAAGTTTCAACTACCGAAGAGGATGAAGATGATTTGCCAGAACTGTCTTAGAGCAGGGTCAGAGAACAGAGCTAGCCACTTCAAGCGTGCCACTGCTTGGCACGGTAAGTGCGACTTTAAGGGGTGCGTATGCCAGCACAAGACTGGTCCAGGGTTCGTAAAGCGGGACGGTTCAAAGGTGCCGTTGATGCAAACACAATCCCCATAGGAGCAATCGTTTCCCACTTCGGTGGTGAAGTAAGAGAAGGTAAGAGCGCATCAGTTAGATGTTGCCTACATAGCGACAGTCGCAGGTCTGCCGTTATCAATACCTATGACAACCTGTACTTCTGCCATACCTGCGGTAAGGGTGGCAATGCAGCTAACTTAGTGTGCATACTAGAGAACTTGGAGTTTAACGATGGCCTCAAACGTGCAGTCGAAATTGCTGCTGGAAGCGGCGCAGCACTACGCACAGGCAATAAGTCCAGAAGCACTGGCCGTACTCGAAGGAC